TGGTGATAGTGGTGTAATTAGTGGTATTGCTATTACAACTGTTGGTGGTATCACTCATCCTACAATTCAATTAGATTTAGTTATACCTTACAACTCTGACTTAAGAAATTCTAATATCACACAAGGTGGTACAAATGGTATTACAACCTCACATCTTGACATTGGCGATTACTTTGTAATCAAGAACTCTAACGTTGGTTTTGCAATGTCGTCAATGGATTATAATGATGATAGTATAGTTGGTATTGGATCAACTCACATAGATAATGTGTATCGTGTGGCTGCTGTCTCAGGAGTCACAACAGATGCAGTTGGATTTGGTCAAACTGCTATAACTAGAGTAATTGTGAGTGTTGCTAACACTTCTGGACTCGTTGGACTAGCAAATAGTGAATACTATGGTGATTATAGTTTTGGTAAAATAGTCATGTCTGAGCGTAATGTTTCTCGTGCTTACACAATAAATACCTCTAATGGTATCGCTGGAATCGAGACTGGTGTTATATTAACAAGAAAATCTTCCTTAAAAGTAGGAAGTTATACCACATAAATAAATAAAAAATCTAAATAAATGTCTGCCATAATAACTGACCAGATAAGAATATTAAATGCGAAGAATTTTGTAGCTGGAGTGTCTTCATCATCTAATTCTTATTATACTTTTGTTGGTTTGACTGAGCCTACAAAAATTCAAGCAACATGGAATAATAATCCCCCTGCGCCAATTGATAATTTAAACAATCAAAATGATTATTATGATACAATGATTGCCTTAAAAAAGGTAACAGCAAGTGATGTAAAACAAGTAGTAAGAAAGAATAGTTGGACTTCTGGAACAACATACGATTATTATAGACCAGACTATAGCATTAACAATCCACCGAAGAATGGACAAGGAACTACATTATATAATGCAACTTTTTTCATAATTAACACTGATTTTAGAGTTTATATTTGTTTGGAGAATGGTACATCTCCAGAAAATCCAGATGGAAAACCATCTCTTGATGAACCAACATTTACAGATTTAGAACCAAAAGCAGCTGGTTCGAGTGGTGATGGATATATTTGGAAGTATCTTTACACTGTTAAACCATCAGAACTTGTTAAGTTTGATTCTACAGAGTATATGCCAGTTCCCTCTGATTGGTCAACTGGAACTGATAATTCTGCAGTAAGAGACAACGCAGTTGATGGTGGTATTAAAGTTGTTGTTGTTCAAAATCGTGGTGTTGGATTGGGAACTGCAAATAGAACTTACACAAGAGTTCCGATTAAAGGTGATGGTAGTGGTGCTGAATGCACTGTAACTGTCAATGCAGATCAACAAGTTGGGTCTGTTGTGGTGACAAATCAAGGA